GGGTAGTGTCGTTTGTTCCGTTAATCTGTAAACCGCTACTTCCAGATACTTGATAGCTTACATCGGGTCTAGGATTCCGAACAGCCTGTGGGTCATCCACTGGGTACATCCCTAACGACAATTGTGGCTGATCTGGTTCCCAACAACTAGGGCATACCAAAATATTCTTTATTTGCTGCTTAACAACTAACTTTTTAAGCTCCTTTAGCTTATACCGCTGACCGCATCGGTCACATTCGGCAATCGCAAATTTGCCACTACTAAATTTATTAGGCATAGAAGTTCGCCCTAGGAACAAACCTAGAAGCGGCTTTTTCTCTGTCCTCCGTAGAAGCCATGAGCCACTGCTCCTCGTATTCCTGTTTTAAAAAGGGTAGCCGCATTTGCCCGTCAGGTAGCTTCTGAGCCATGTAGAAAGCCAATCCTGCCACCATGCAAGGTAGTAATCTAAAAGGTATGTCCTGCTCAAAAGTGCCATTTGTGCCAGCGTCTTGGACTCTACGTAGTCTCCAATAGACAAAGGTATATGGACCACCGCCTGCGTCAGGTGTGGGCCAGACATTTACAGCAGGTAAGTTTTGAACTGTAATCACCGCAGCAGAAGTGTGTGCCGCAGCAGTCGTACCGTTTTGCCCACGGTTTACATTAATTAGATTATTGCCTGTCACATTGGAGTAGCTAATGACTTCAGAATCAATTTTAATAAAACCTGTAGTCGATAAGTAACTAGCGTTAGAAACAGGAATAGTCGTAGCTGTTGACGTAATCGTACTAGCTAGGGTTGCTGAGGACGTATTAGACTGACCAGACTGGCGGTTAAACCACATCTGAATAGGGCGTCCAGTGGTTAACTTATTAGGTATTGTTGCCCAAGTAGACTCTGAAATACGACTAATATTGATGTCAACTTGATTACTTGCAACACCATTATTCTGACGAATTACCGCATCTAAGATGTCAATAGTATCTACGGGCATTGGGTATAAGCCTTGTCCTGTAGTGAATAGAATCTGACCTTGCTCAATTGTCCAAAGGTTAATACCACGATTAGCCCATTCAATCGTCAAAAGGTTTAAAGACCTACGGGCAGTCCGCATATCGTAACCCGTACGCAATTCCGTACCACAACGCTCAAAAGCCTCTTCAATGAGGTTATTAAGGTCTAGGTTAAACGCTACGGTTCCAGAAGTACTCATATCTTCCTATATGGTTTTACTTTTGCTTTGATCCCTTTGGGCTGCGGAACAAACTGTTTCCCAGCTGCTTTTCCCGCCCGCTTTGCTCGTGTTGTTGCTGCGTACTCCTGTGAGCTTAACGCTTGTATTGCCTTCTTGGGCAAGTATCTCTCGCCCGTCTCGGACGACTTCTTGCCTGACTTGGTCTGCCAGTCTTGGTCTCCCCAAGATTTTAAAGATTGCTGGGATTTTGCCAAACCACCCCCTGCCATCTTCTTCTTTTTGCTGGCGCAATGAGCCTTCTCCGAGAACCCCTTTGGGCTGTCGCAGTTGATCGACTTTTTGCGCTTGTCCGACCATTTCACTTATAGCCTCCACCTGCTGCTTTATAACGTTTAGCCATTAACTGGGCTTTGCGAGCTGACCATTGACCAGCACCAGTTCCCTGCACCGCTGCGGCTTTGATGCTGTTAAAGATCCGCTTACGCAAACTTGGTTTTGTGTAATTGCCTGCCTCGTTTACTTTAGACTTAGCCTCACCACCTTCTTTGTATTTAGCAGTTCTAGCTGCACTAGCAAAGTCACCCTTCTTAGGAGCGCCTTTGGATCCAGCACTACGCATCTTCTCGCCTGACCCAGAAGCTATGCGTTTTTTCTTTGCGGCGATATTAGCGTAGAGACCACCACCAGCGTACATCTCCACATCTTCTGGATTATCTTTACGCTTGATAGTTCTCTTTCCAGGCATCTTAGAAGGGTTTATATCTCCCATACCACGACTTGGTCTCATGCTCTTGTCTTTCCTCTAATTGCTATGCCATCTGCACGTTTAGAAGCAGAAGATACCTTGCCACCTTTTTTCATGCCTTTTGCAGCAACCATAGCCTGTAACATTTTTTTAGCTTTTGCCTCATCTTCATTAGTAGTTCCAGAGGAAGCTCCTGTTCCAGTTTCTGCCATACCCTGCTTAAACATTTCAATCATTTGTGGCGCCATAAACCCCATAGTTACACCATCTTCCCTTTAGTTTTACCTTTAATGGCACATCCATCTGCACGTTTAGAGGCGGAAGAACGAATAATACCGCCAGCTTTGTTATTTCTCATTAGGTCACGGTTAGTCTTTGGTATGCCAGTGCTACCACTACTACCGCTAGGTAATCTACCCATATCTTGAAGTCTTTCGGTATAGGTACGTGAGCGCGTAGCTTCAGCATTTGTTTTTTGCTCTCCTGCTATTTTGCTTATTTCATCCCTAGCCTTTTGAGCCTTCTCAGCTTTCTCTAGAATTTCGTCAAACTTTCCAGGACCATGCTTTGGCTTGGCTGGATATTTCTCCTGCCCGTCACCGCCAGTCTTTTTAGAAGGGTCTATAGGATTAATTGCCATTTAGCAAGCCTTACCGCCGCCCATCATCTTAATCATCTTGCCTTTGGTCTTACCTTTGATTTCAATGCCACCACCTTTAGCCATACCGTGCAGACGCTTTTCGTGACCCTTAACGGCTTTAGTAGCTACCTTCTTCATCATTGGCTTGTCTTTAGCCATATCTGAATGAACCTTACCACCGTGTTTCATTTTGCCTTTACCGTCAGCAGCAAACGCTGGGACTTTTTCACCATCTTTCATAACCATTGGCATACCATTAGACATCTTTATGGGTTTCTTTTTAGCCATAATAGCCATCATTCCTGGATTCATCTTTTTCATGTCATTTACCTTTTAATAAGTTGGTCAATTTTGTCTTCAAGTTTGTTAAACCTTGCGTCCATGTGTTCAACAATGCGGTCAACTTCTGCTTTAGTGACGTTATCACGTGCTACCTCCTCACGAGTCTTATTTAATAAAATATCAATCCGTTTTAATTCGTTGAACTTTTCGTGCATGACGTATCCAATAAACGCTATAAATATTGTAAGTCCACCAGTCCAAAGTTCCAATACATTCATACCATCTTCCCTTTAGTCTTGCCACGGACTTCGCACCCGCCACCACGAACTGATCCGCCTTCTTTACAGTTCCAAGCCCGTAAAGATTTGTTGATGCGTGAATCTGGGTCATTGGCAGTTTTAGCAGATGTGAGCTTTTTCTTCATACCTGACATTCTGGCGCAAAATGACTTCTTTCTTGAACCGCCTTCTGGTTGAGGACGCTTTAATCCAGGTTTGCCAGGATTGGCTGCGTTGTACGAAGCTCTACCCTTGGCGTTTAAACCGCCTTCAGGGTTTTTGCCCTCTTTGCGTTGCCACGCAGGAGTCTTAGCCATAATAAATCTGCGCTGAATCCATGCTACTCATGTAAGCATAGATCCCATTAGTTGCTAACACGCCTTCACCAGGAATAATTGGTGAGTTTTGGAAATCATCTGATGCGTGTGTTTCATAGGTTAGTAACCAACGATTAACTCCACTAACATACAAAGCAGCCGTGGACGCTATCGAACCGCTGTTAATGTCAGTCAACGTAAACGAATTTGCATCTACTCTAGTAATAGAATAGTTGCCGTCTGTTGCTGATACACCCCCAGTAGAATCGAAGTGAATACCAACCACATCGCCTGTAGCTAAACCATGAGACGTTTTAGATACTGTTACTAAAGTTCCTGTACGTGCATAAGTAACGCTAGACGTTACAGGAGCGACTGTCGTATCAAATAATACTAAAGTTCCACCGCCACCAAAGTATGAAATAGCCTTGACACGGTTGCGCCCAAGAACAAAGAACCCACTTTCGTTTAAGTGTCCTTGTTTTACATCATATTGCATAGCCATTTTAATTCTCCTGGTCTGTATGTTGAGCAGCGAGTTTAGCTTTTAGCTCTTCAATTTGCTTAGCCTGCATCGCTACAATACCCATAACATGATCTCTTTGAGATTCCAGAAGCCCAAGCATTACCTGAACTTCTGGGTCTTTATGAGTCAACATTAGGTTTGAGTACCAACAACTACCCAGGTTGGGTTGCTGATTGCACCGGTATTGATATACAACTTACCAGCGGTCGAATCAACATATAAAGAACCCGTACCTGCGAAGTTATCACCAGTAGTACCGTTTGTAGGAGCCCCTGCATCAACCATAACCACAACGTCATCTTCCATACGGATATTAGCTTTGGTGTAAGGAATAACGCCA